GAGAAACCGATGGTTCTATAACGAAAAAGAGGATGCATCATTTTGACACATCCTCAAATTGTCAATTTGTTCTTTAATTTATATCAAAGCCTCACGGCTGGAATATCAAAACTTGACAAGTTCCATTCTTTTAAGTATTTCATTGTATTTGGATTGTATATATGCTTTCTGTTTCTCGGAAGCCGTCACGATCTTGCCTTTATATTTTCGCATCACAGATTCATTTAAACCTATTTCCTTTGCGAACTTACTGGCATTAATGAACGGAAATGCCTCAAAAAATCCACTTAAGTCATACACATACTCCACAGAATAGCCAGCTTTATACCAACTTGGAAATTCACCATGTTTTTCTTTGTAATATTCTGCCTGTTCCTCTAAAACAGAAATAAAGTCCTCTTTCGCTTCTTGTTCTGTAAGCCCAAAGCCATACGCACCGTTTACATCTTCAGAATAGATAGAGATTCCTCCATCATCTGCTTTTTCAATAATAGCCTGAATCTTCTTCATAATCGTGTATTTTAAGTTTTGTCAATTAAATGCACCCACCGAAGTGGGTGCTGTTCTTTTACTTCTTTAACCCCGCCTTTTTCATCATGCTGTCAAGAGTACCTTTAGGTATCTCTTTGGCCGGATGTCTGCCTACAGGGATAAAGTAGTCAAAGTCGGGATGAACATACTTGTGATGTTTCTTTCCCTTTTCGATTGTCCAGCCTGCTGACTCAATCAATTTGTAAAACTCTGAAAACTTCATAAATCAAAGAACTTTTAATTGACAATGCAAAGGTAACATTTTCGTTACTATTAAGCAAACTTTGTAACGTAAAAAAGTAACGTTTCTGTTGCTTTTTAACATTCTAATAGAGCCATATCTATTTCTTGTTTCTTCTTCTGCGTGAAGCCATATCCTTGCCTTTCACCTTCGTGACTTTTGTCCCGGTTACAGTATGAAGCTTGTCACGCTGCATTAATACTAAATTCCTGTATGGTATCTCATAGACCACTTCCTGGTATGACAGATGCAGATTTTCCATGAACGATGCAATCTGTCCCAAGAGAGTATCATTTCCTACGACCTCGGTTTCGCTGCCAGCAGACTTACGTTCCTCGCCAAGCTGACAGCTTTGAGAAAAACCTTTGAGTCAATCATAGAGAGTGCTTCATCTAAAGCATTTACGTTTTCTTCGTATGTTCCTTTGGCTAACTCTTCACTCAAGTTTTCGTCACCAGCTATCAGCCAGGAAAGAGCCCTGCTGTAGGCCTCACTTTCTCCCAGGGAGAGAAGAACTTCTTTCAAATTGTCTGCTTCTTGTACGCCTGACAAATGGGAGATTGCTCCGGCCAGTTTGTTGATAGTAGGAGGGTAGACCGTGTAGGCTTTCCCAGCGACAAACACCGTTCTGAAATCACTTCCGATAATGGATTCAGTTACTATTTTTGCTCCTTGATTCATTCTGATAAAAGATAAAAATTAAGGGGTGAAGCCATAAAGCCCACCCCTGTTATGGAATTCAATCTCTACCTATTGGATAGGCATTAAGCACCTGCTGTTACTTCAGATGAGTCAAACCAGTATTCCGGTGCAACTTCTGCATTTTGTGGTTCCAGTTCCACCGCACTTACAGGAATACCGACAGCCTTGTCTGTTGTGGCTTCACGTGCACCGATGTCAGCACGGGGAATCACACAATACTGGTCATCGTCAGTCAAAGCGACTAGTAACTTCTCAATGTTTACCTTGCCTCTTGCTCGTTTCCAACCCTTATCAGTGTTAATAATATCACCACCCATAAGGTCTTTCTTAGTAGGATAGTCGTATTCTCCAATAGTGAAGTTTACAGTAACATCACCCATTTCCTTATCACTTCGATAAGTCTGATTCGTGAGCTGGTTCTTGTAATTTGTACGACTTGCTTCTGCTTCTTCAATCGTCCATGTATCCTGATGGATATTCTTGATTTCTTTCAATGCTTCACCCTGTAAAAGAGTATGCAAGGCTTGTCCTGTCAAATCTGCGGTAATCTCGCTTGTTTCGCCATACCAAAGCTTCTTGATATTCGCGGCTGTGACTTTCTTTGCTTCTGCCATATTATTTCACATTTAAAACTTCAAACAAAATTCTTACATTCACATAGTGACACTTTAAAGCAGTGTCCTCCTCCGTTCCAATTGATTCGATAGAATAATGATAGGTTGTACCGTCATAGCGACCGGTAACACCGTCAAACAATCCCTGTGCCTGCTTCTCCAGTTCGTTCAGCCGGATGGTATTGGCTTCGCCTTCCTTCAAATCGGGAACACAAATGTTCACCTCGACGAAAGATTTCTTCCAGTATGTGCCCGGCTGTTGCTTCTTGGCGTGAATGACAATCCTTTCGGACTTTATCGCCCCTGTCAGCTTCTTGCCATGGGGAACGATATCAATCCCGAAAGACTTGCAGTCACGGTAGAGAATGTTCGCTATGTCAGTAGTTACTATCATACAATAAGATATTGAATATTATTATCATACTGAAGGAATACATGAAAAACCAGTTCTCTAAGTTGAACAGTACCTGCAAATCTTTTGTCTGACAAATCTTTATCAGATATATTTTGTCCTGTTGCATACATAAAAATATCCACTAAACACAATTCTTTTTGACATTCATCTACTACTGCCCACAAGCAAATTGCATTCCGTTGTGCTTGAATAGATAATATTCTTGCTCCGATAGGCAGACATAATTTTGAGTGGTCTGCGACCATCAGTTCATACTTGAATATTCGTTTCATTTGATTTCCTCCTTTAATCGTCTCTCAGCAAATAAGGCTGCACCAGTTGAAACTTCGTAACCTTTGGATTCCACGTGTGAGGCATACTCAGCATCGTTTCTTATCACCAGTCCATCATCCTCAACTGAATACTTGTTTGACTTACGGAGCGTTCCGGTCCGGTTCTGATAACTACCGTTCTTTATAGCATAATCGACAGCTTCCTTTCCGACCCTCTCTTCTACAGCTTTCACCTCGGCATAACCTTGGTCGAAAAAGCTGTCCACGTCCGAAAAATCAAACTTTACAGCCATATCTCTGAGTAACCAAAATAATTCGTATTCTTCACCATGTAAACCTTGCCAGTTCCCCTGGTATTATCGCCATCCATACATCTGACTTCATCTCCAGCCTTCAGGGAGGTTTTCTTTTCACAGACTATGTGATAGTTCGGTCGGTACACCTCGCCGTTCTCCGAAGTAAACTCCTTGGTGGAGTTATCATCACACCGGCACTTACATACGTCCTGCCAGCTTTCTCCACCGGTTCCGGGAATAGGCCGGCCGAACTCGTCTGTTTCCATTGGAGTAGTAACCTTGATTTGTAATATATGTGGCGCGAATATCATAGGAATCTGACTTTAGGTTTATCTGACAGTGTGTCTTCAAGGCCATACTTCTTGCACAAGAATGAGTAGTATTCCTTCAAGCCTTTGGTGTCCCAGGACATAGAGAAACCGTTCTCGCTGATGGAAGTAGCACGAAGTAGAAGAGAGGGGATAAACTTTGCCATAGACACCGAAACAAGTCCGATGTTTGACGGGCCCATCTCATCCTCTCCGCTTACTTCTGAAGACAAACTTATCTCCAAAAGGTCAGCCTCCGACAAGTTGATGCCGAAGGTCTGAAACTTCTGTGATATGTAGTCGTTTACTGTCATGCGTTCATGGTTGACAAATCAAAGTTCACAATCAGGTTCGGGTTCGTAATCTGCGGAATCCACTCTGCAGTGTATTCCAAATAACGACCGTTCTTGTCCTTGTAACCGGAAATAAGCATATCACCGTCGGCTTGGGTATAGTTACGTCCCGGTACGCCGTCCACTGCTTCGTACGGAGTGTGGAAGCGCATGTAACCGACCTTATCCTGCGGAAGCAAGGTGATACGGTCGTCGGCGTAAATCTGTACGTTCTTTCCGGTCTGGTCTTTTACGTAATCTTCCTTGATTTCAATGGCCGGAAGCCCGATGCCAGTGAACACTTGGGAAGCCAGTTGAGAGGTAATCAACCCAGTTGAAAGATACATCTCATTTCCTGTAAGCTGCATCTTGAACTTGTCACCAAACTCAGCCGACCCGATGATATTCTTCACGAAAGTTCCTCGTGACATAATCATCTTCTGGAAATTACCGTAGTCCGCTTTCAGTGCATTAATCTGCTGCTGCAAATAGGTGATGAAGTTCGTTTTCGCACCAGTATCAGGCTTGATAAACTTGAATGGCAATTCAATGTTAAGAAGGTCGACACCTCCTGCATTGTCGTCCTTGTTCTTGACTGTTGCTTCTCCGGTCATCAGAAGTGAACCTACGATAATATCCATGCGCTTGTGAGCTGCTAAAAGTACCTGACGATAATCGTCGTAGATGAAGTTCACGATTTCCTGCATGGCTGCTACCTGGTCAGCAGGTTTTGCTGCATTGAACTTGTCAATCAAGTCCTGCAGTTCTGACAAACGGTCAATGGAAATCTGGTAAGCATCACCAAGATAAGCGATTTCACCATATCCTGAGCCAATATTCCGGCGTTCACGGATAGGCTTCTCGCCGTATCGTGAGTTGATAGAACCGGCCATCACGCCAGTAACCTGACCGATGTAGTCCTTGAATACACGGGTAGTCGTTCTACGGAAATCAAGATACTGCTGCCAGTAGATTGTATCCTTACGAGTCTGAAGGACGCGCTGGATAACAGCATTTACGATATTGGGGTCGTTAAACAGAGTATGAATAGTTAGCATCATGTTTTACCTCCTTTCTTTATTTGCTTGCAATTACACCCGCTGTTCTCAAAGATGCCAGAAGGGCATTCAATTTTGTATGTGCATCTTCCTGCCCAGTAGCATCATCCACTTTAACACCTTGCTTTACACCTCCGAGAGCAGAAGATGTTGCTGCAGACAAAGTGAATTTGTTGGCTTGGGATGCGATACCATCCAATTTAGCTTTGTCTTCTTTACTCATCAAGCCATCTTGACTAGAAGATGCTTTGGCAACTACAGCCTTTCCACTTTGAGTAACGTCAGGAGCGTTGAACTGGAAATGCGGCATGTTGGCCTTGTCAATGTCAGAGAAAGGCATAACCAATTTGATAGGCTCAATTTCAAATGCTCGCATCAAAAGGGCAACTAATACGATGCCTTCTTCTACTTGTACTCTTCCGTACAAGGCTGAGTTAGCAATGACTTTCGGAGTTGTGCCGCTTACCGCTGTAGCTTCATAGAGTACAGTACCAGCTTCCAATGTTTCTCCAAAGTCGGCAGAAAGCGTCAACTTATCAAAAGCTTTGTTTGATTTGTCAATACTGTTGATGGTAGCCCCATGAGAACCATTACCCAGATGCATACCCACATAAGCCAAAGAGTTTTTCTTAATCTTCAAAGTGGTATTGGAACCGGTGGTAAACTTTTCATAGACTTCTACACGGATAGCCACCTGAGCGGTTTTCTTTACCAAATCAGCGGCAATCGGAGTGAAAGATGGGAGGAATGAACCAACAACAAGGTTGGTCGTATCCAGCTTATAAGGCCCTCTGCGTCTTACACCGGTAGAAACGTCATAGCGTTCCTCGATGGACGGTTCAGGCTCCATGTAATACTTGTATCCTGCTGACATAAATTACTTGTTTTGTTGTTCGACAATAGATTTTGTGTCCGCCTCAATCATTTTGGCGAACTCACTTGCTTCCTTCTCCTGCTTCTGTTCGGCAGTTTCCGGAGCTTTAGCGAATTGGAATCCGCTGTTAGACATATCCTGCTTCATGTCCTTGAAATAAGTATCCAAGTCTGTGTTCTCAGGAATGTTGCGGTCTTTCAACATAAATTCGGGAATACCGTACTTCTTAGCCACTGCTGAAATCTGAGAATTACGCTGTGCCTGCGCTTCTTGTTCCTCCATTTTGGCCAGCTTGTCGGCAAACGGCTTGATACCGGCGGCGATGCCATCGGCAATCATCTTTGCGATGTCTGTCTCCTGCGGCTTTGGAGGGTCGTTTGGTTTCGGTGGTTCTGGTTTCGGATTCTCGATAGGCTTACCGTCTTTAAGGTTATGCTTCTTCTCATAGTTTGCAACTGCAGTGATTCGAGCATCCCCAGCACGGAAATCGCCGTATGAAGTCAACACGTCTTGAAATGAGATACCCTCCACGATGGAGTTTACCTTCGTCTCGTCCGTTATACCCTCTGCCTTTTTTGTGGCTATACGGGTGAGTGTGGCAGTGTCCACCCCAGCGAATTTCTGTTGCAGTCCTGCCAAGATTTGTTCAAAGATTGTCATACCGTATGAGTTTGATTAATAATTTCATACGGTAAATTTACTTATAGAGAAAGGGAAGGGGAAATTTTAAGGCTAACGATACGAAACAATTGGGAGAATGTTCGTTTTTAGACAAAAAGAAAGCGTGACTACCTAAGTAATCACGCTAAACTGATTATTTATTAAGTTATCAATTTGTTCCTTATACTTCCACGCGTTAAAATAAATATCGGAATTAGATTTAAAATAAACTGCAATGTGTAATTTATCCACGGACGATTAAAGAATATAGGTAATAGCCCGAACATCCATTGTGTTACCCCAATTAAAATGGACATTCCACTAATCCCTATCACCATTCCTAATATTAAACCCCATTTATTTTCAGGTGGAGCAAATGGAGATATTATAAGCATAAACAAAAATATTATTAACCATATAATCCAAAATAAAGAAGAAGATACTGTATGCAAAATTTGATTTCTTTGGATATTTTTCCTATCGATTTCTTGCATATTATTAGAAATCTTATCTTCTAATGTAGACTGATTATCAAATAATTCAAGAAATTGCTCTACTACTGTTTTCCTATTAATAAAATCATATTTCATTTCATCAAGTAACTTACAAGTTATTGTATCTTGCTTTAATGCTACTTTTGTTTTTTCAATTTTTAATAAATAATCAAGTTCTTGAGAATTTATGTATAAGTAAGAAAATCCTACAATATTATCAACAAACAATATTGATAATATTATCAGTATAGTGATGGATATTTTTCTTGGGACTGAAATTCTTTTATTTTCAAGGAAATTCCATATTTTAGAAATTAGCTCAGACATAAAATCACAACAAATTTATAGCAGACAGTTCTTCTGTCAGCGCGTTAATACCTTTTTGAATCTTCTCCAACTGCTGCTTGCGCGGTTTATGTACTCCAGCTGCATAATGCCACAACTGACGCTCATTAATTCCGGTTATCCGACTCAAAGCAGCTTTAGTAAAGATACTGCTGTAATAGTTGATAAAGGTGGCAGCATCTATCTTGAACTTCAAGGTGAACTCTCCCTGTAAAACTTCCACTGGAGCGATGTTCATCTCCTTGCATGATTCCAGGTAAAGTTCAACAGCTTCCTTCATGTTCTTCTCGATTTCCTTCACATCGTTACCGACCGTTATCACCGGAGCACCTTCAATATAGGCACTAAGATTATTTCCAGCATGTTCTACAATCACTTCTACGGTTTTCATACTGACCTCCTTTTTATCGTTAAACAAAAGAGGCGGGGGCTATTTTAGCCCCGCTTGCCTCAGAATGTTGTAATAAGTGCCTTTCTCAACGCCTTTCTTGCCGTGGTCTGGGACAATCACTACATGGCTACCATCAGTGTAAACCATGTGACTGCCTTTCTGCCTCACGAACCAAAAGCCATTTTCAGTAAGCAGCGTTACAACGTCTTTAACTGATTTGTAGCTCATAGCGTTTAAGACTTAATTACGATGCAAATATAGTAAAATAACGAATAATTACAAAGGAGTATTCATGTTTTTACTATGATAAAGAAAATAGCGATACCTCGAAAGATACCGCTATTCAAATAGTCAATATTTTAGATTTATATCATTCTGTTTTGTATTATCCCCGTAAATATTCTGACTGAATTGTTCTATTCTTAAGATTTGCTGCTGGAACTTTTAAGAGAGGAAAGCTGTTTCTGTTTCTCAATGTCGTTCTTCTGCTTCTCAGCCTGCTCTTCCTTGATGGCTTCAATCTCATCCAGAACTGCATCCACGTTCCCCACAAAGGTGATAGCTCGCTGTTGCGACCAGATTTCACCGTCCTTGGCCTTGATTGCCGTGTCTATCTTGTCTTTGATGTCCTCCAGCTTATACGGCTGCATCTGCACATCCACGTCAATGGTTTCGGAGGCTTCTTCAAGGGTGGAATTCACGGAACCTAACGCAGAGACAAGAAAGTTTACCCGTCGTTGCATGAACTCGCCGACGGTTTCATTCAGGTTCTCCACATTCAGGTGGGTGGACATGAACACATAATCGAAGGTAACACCGGAAACGGCGTTTCCTGTACCCTTCAGGGAGTCAAAAGAGATTCTGGGCGTATTGGTCAGTCCGTATATCTGGCTCAGCAAGGTTTCTACCTCGAATTTGACAGTATCAGGTACCTGTGACCAGGTAAGATACTGGGCATTTGCTCCCTGTCCGGTCAGCTCGACAACACGGTTCTTGAACTCACCGGAGAAATTCTCCACGTTACCAAAAAGCATGAGGATAGGGAAGAAGTGGTAGTCGATACAGTCTGCATAGTTTGAGAGAAGCTTCTCCAGTCTTACACGGAGACTCTTTATCTTCTCACAGTACGCTTCCGGACGGTACATATAAATCACCGGCATCTTCTTGAATCCATGAGCAAATGGGCCTTTGTCGGACCAGCTGCTCGTTAGCTCCCACTGGTAAACCATATCCTTGGTAATGGTCATGAAACAGGTAATCTCTACATCTTTCAGATCTTTCTTCTTATATTCACGGGATAGGGCTACCAAATCCCCCTGGTCATTGAAGAAAGGGTAGAGTTTGTCGCCACGGAACGGAGACCAGATGGCACTCTTCAGACGGTATTCAGGCTTAGATTTACCGAAAATTCCTGAAATCTTTCGTTTGAGCTTTGCCCAGAAACCATCATCCCTAACCACATACCAGTATTCGGCCACTTCCTGCTCGGCCAGCCATGCCCTGACCACCTTTTTGTTCTGATATTTCAGCTTGTTTTTCTTGAACACCTGCTTCAATGTGGAAAGAAGGCTTTCTTCCGACTGGTCCGGCTGGCAATCAAGGACCGGTTCTGTTCCAACGGTGAAGGCAGTCTGAATGTTCACAATGTCCTGCTCGAGAGGAAGAGCAATCCTGTTTGGGTCAACTTCTTTCCTGACCGCCGGCTCAACATATTCTTTCCTGGTTGTCGGGTCTGTAATCCGTTTCTCAGGCTGGGTAGTGATTTTGATTTTCGGGTATTTCTCTTCATCTATCACTATCTCGTGCTTGTTCGGATTCCAGTCGTTGTAAAGAGCGTGAGCGTTTGGTTGCTCGGTCTTTCGTCCTTTTTTCAGATAGTAGATTTTTCTCTCTACTTCCGGCATAGCTAAAATTTCTTCTATAGTCATATCTCAAAGTTTAATGTCCAAATATTCCTGAAACGTCTTTGGGTTTCATAATTCTACCGAGAAGTTCTCCCAGCACATAGTAGCGTGCAGCATCTATGCCATGATTATCATGGTCTTCAGGTTCGTTGATGTAGTTTCCATCCTTATCCTTTGCCCATACATAGTTTCTGAACTCCCTCTGCAGGTTATAAGAACGCTTGGTGATGAATATTTCCATTCCCTGCATCTTGTCAATACCGGCATTGACAGAACCTTGTCCTTTCTCTACCGCGTATATTTTAATCCCTCCGTTATGAATTTCCTGGATGAGTCGCGGGTCCGCACTGTCGGCAATCACTCTCAAATTCCACGGGCGTAGCGTCTTTATAATATCCCCAGATAATAATCCAGTTCTATAATCCACTTCATCCAAATAAAGCGCATTGTCAATGATTCCGCACCGAATAGAAGCCGATGGGTCATTGGTATAACCAAAGTCCTGTCCAATAGCCACCTTCTTGCACCACATGGGGAACTCATCCACGATACCCCATTTCTTGAACACGGCACCTTCGGCCACGTCTGCCCATCGACCGATAACCACATGAGCGTACTTCTCCGGATTCTTCTCTTTCATTTCCTTGACTTCTCTCAGGAACTCAGGAGAAAGGTTCTCGATATTGTCGAAATAAGTCGTATGGATATGAAGCACATTCGGATGGGTGGAAATCTGTACCTGGACGCCGTCAATCTCCACCAGCCGGTGAGTATTCTCGATGTATTTCTTGTAGATGAAGTGGTTCGAATCGCATGGATTCATGATGATGATAATCCGGTTCTGGATTCCCTTTTTACGGATGGAGAGCATAATCTTGTCAAACTCGTCCTCACTAGTCCATTCCTCTGCTTCATCACAGACAAAGGTGGTGATACCCTGAATTGATTTCAACTTGGCCGTCTGATTCCCGGAAGAAGTCTTGATACCACGGAACATGATACGGCTGCCGGTCATCCGGTTTACTATATCGGTTTTGGTGGTCTTGAAATACTTCGTGGTTCCATCCAAATCTATCTTTTCCATCATTTCAGGAATAATAGACATCCCTGCAGATACCATCGTGTAACGGGTATAAAGAATCTGGTGGACTATCTTCTCTGTGGGAGTCATCTCGAACGTCAGCCGCTCTATGAAGGTAGAAGCGTTGAAAGACTTCCCCGAGCCACGGCCACCGGTAATGAGAATGATAAATTTCTCGCTATCGGTATATAGCGGATGATATATCGTTTGGGGTACAATCATTTCAGTTTGTCTTTAATCCATGAGTCAATAGAAATTCCGTGGTTAATATCCTTTGGAATATCTGCGTCTTCGTCCTGACGGCGTTCAACCTTCCTCCATTCATCGTCGTGATGATATAGCCAGACAGACATTGCCTGAAGGTTGGGAGCCAGCTCGCTTTCACTTACCTGAAGCTCTTCTTCGCCGGTCAGGTTTCCGTCCTGGTCTTTCAGCTTTCTAACTACTGTACTCTTGGTCTTGATACCGCCCAAAGCTACAGCAAGGAACTTGGCACGTACAGCTGCAGTGATGGTCGCACGCCCGCGCGCTAATACTTCGCATAATTCAGAGTGTTCATTCTTCTTCTCACAGAACGTCTGGGGAGCCAGGCCTAACGCAAAAGCGATTTCTCTGTCCGTGAATCCCTTTTTGGCATACGTCTCCACCTGAGAGAGGAATTCCTCACTCTTGTAATCGAATTTGGGCTTTCGTCCTGTATGTTTGCTTTTTTGAGATTCACTTTTCATAATCAATCATCCGTTATTGTTACCCATATAAATGCGGCGAGAAACAGGCTTATCACCATAAATATCAATCCCTCTCTTTGAGAAATAGCTGTCTATCCTTGCCGCATATCTTTCCATTATAGACTTCGTTCTGTCTCTTATACTTTTTTGTCTGTCTGTACCAAGCCCGTATTGCCTTCCGGCGTTGTACATTATTCGTCTTGACTGTTGATACAACTGGCTATATGTTTTTCTTCTGACTCGACTTTCCTCCTAAAATTTCATGTTGTCATTCAATTCTTTCTATCTGTTCATCGAATACTTCTCCCTTGATAAATTTGGAGTAGGGGTCGTAACCAAATCTCTCGCAGAAGGCTGCCTTAGCTTCGAACGTGTCAAAGGAAAGCATCAGATAAGCATCCATATCCTGAGCCTGTTTCTGGGCTGCATTCTTCACCTGCTGCTTTACTTCTTTCATGTGAGCTACCTTTTCAGCTCTTTCCATCTGCTTTGCGGCCTTTTCAGCTTCTTTCTGCTCTGTGACAGGTGCCATCATATCCTCCAAAGCATCAGCGATAGAACTTTCTTCTTCTGTCTGGAGTAAGAAATCACAGCCTATCATATTCAAATCGGCTGCCGTCAAACCTGCATCCTGGTAATCTATATCCGGAACCAATCGGGCCAAAGCGTCATAGTCCCATGAACCTTGCGCGTTGGGATTATTCATCAGGATGTTCAATTCCTTCTCCTGCTTTTCGTCTACATCAATGATATCAACGCGAATTCTGTAGTCGTTCTCCGGGAACTTTTGCAGCTCATCCATGACTGTCAGACGCTGGTGACCGGATACGACAGTAAGGCCAGTCCGCTTGTTGACTACGATTCCTCCAACCAGCCCGAATTTCTTAATACCCCGCTTCAATGTCTTCCGGGATTCCTCAGACAATTTCCGGGGGTTATAATCTGCGAAGTGGATGGCGGAACGGTTAAGTTCTACCGATTCACTCTTTATGTATTTGCTTAGTTCCATACCTATTGCTTTTGTTTATGTTCCCAAAGGATTCTTTCTGCCATCGGGAATACCTTGTAAATTCTCTGTAAATCCTGCGGGTAGTTCTTCTCCAGCCATAGCATACAATCCAGATTAAAGCCTACGCCCGAACTGGCCTTCAGTGAATATCTGACAGGCTCCGGAAGGCTGTTCTGTTTCATGTAAGATAGAATGTCTTTCTGTGTCCAATCGGCCATAGGATAGCACATTCCGTTGTTCTCATACCCGTTTGCTTCATAACCTTTCAGCATTAAACGGCGGTTCATGCCGTCGGCCTTCTTCATGCCCAGGAAAGTGTAGTAAAGTCCATATCTGAGCTGCATGGCTTTCACAACATCAGCCAACTTCAAAAGCTTCACTTTGTGGTTTGGCACACAATACAGACCACCGCGAAGAATGTAGGTAAGGTTCCAGTGGGGTACCTGAACAAACTCTATCTTCGGATATTTGGCTTTTACCCATCCAATCCATCTCTCGATGTGCTCTAAGCCTTTGACAAAGTACATGAACACGCAGACTATTCTGTCAAACTTCGGGTAGATCATGTCCAGTAATACCAAAGAATCCTTACCCAGCGATAGAAACAGTAAAACCCCGTCAGTCTTCTGTCTGACGAGGTCAATATGACTGTATGTCCTTTCTTGCAGTGTCATTATCCGCCACTCATGCCAAGTCCTGTGCGGACGTTATAATACTGCTGTCTTCGGGTGATAAATCTGCCACCCTGAGAGAGACCACCATTCTCTGTAGTCAAACCTCTACGGCCACCACGGTAGCCACCAGTTGAAAATGTGCTTCTGTTTGTTCTGACTCAACGAAAATTTAAAGGGTTAAACATGCTTTTCAATAATTCTGCCAAGGCCATAAACGACCTGTGCTGCCAGATATATCTCACCTTGATAGGTGTATTCAATCAGATTGTGATTTTCATCTTCAAACAGCTCTATCTTTGCATCCTTGACTTCTACCAGTGCGCTGGCTCTGTCTTTATTGTAGCCTACAAAGAACTGGATTGCATCGTAATGCTTAGGCTGTAACACACCGTCTTTCTCGACACAATAGCCATCAGCGTCAAGCTGGCAGTATTTCTTCTGTGTTGTAGGCCTGATTTCTCTGAATTCTTGTGTTTTCTTGCCTGACAAGATTTCGTCAAAGAACTTCTGTTTGATGATAAGCGTAAGTATTTCCATAATCGTGTAAAGTTTAAATGTTAGTTGCGGGTGATGGATTCGAACCACCGGCCTTCACCAAGTCAAAGTGACGAGCTGACCACTGCTCTAACCCGCGATGGTATCTATACAAAGATACCCAATTATGAAGACAATTTTGAATAACAATTCAACGCATACGAAACATTAAGCCAAATGTTTGCTTTTTAGCCATGCGTCACGTTTCTCCCTGCACTTTTCCAGTGTTGGGGCACAACAAGTAAACAACTCACCTGAATCTGTTTTGTAATCATACTGATACATTTTTACTTTTTTGCCTCTTAATCTGGTAGTATAGGTACAATAGTTTTCACTACCAGGCTGGCATACGCTGCAACCATTTACGTTTATTGATTTCATAGCCATCTCAAATTAGAATAATACACACCGTTTAATTTCGTGTAATCGCCATACAGCTTTACTTTTCCTTTGTACATCATGGCGAACTTAGAACTGCCAGCGGCAGCCATCATCATGGATTCTGTCACTTTCGATTCATACCCGTATTTCATTACAAGGGGGTAAACTTGGCTTCTGAAGAAGATTTCACTGTCTGTCATATCATTTACTGACTGAATAGGCAAAACACCATTATGGGCAAAATAAACGCCATTCTCGACAAACGGGTGACAGTTCTTTCTACACTTAGAACCATGCGTTGCCCACCTCATGTGAATGATACATTCTTCTTCAATACCCACCTTTGAAAGATGAGCCAAAAACTTCTGATAATCCATTGTCTTGTATCTATGTTTTGAAGAGACAAATCCGTAGCCATGATGATTGATTCTCTGAATCTTATTTAAGGTGCCCAGAGTTGGCATCTGAACACCCTTTGGCTTATATATTATACAACACATATCTGATTGATTTTAACCGTGTGAGGCTCATGCAAGAACCTCAGCACGTGATTTAAAAAATGACTTTTCTTTCTTTGTCAAGAAAGGTATCTCGTCAATTGAATTAATCTCTGAATTCAGCACGTTCTTCTTTGACCATGCAACCAGCTTGGCGCAGAAGTTAACCCAGTTAGAAATCTTTTCGAAGTCTGTAGAGCCCTGATGCTGTCTGAACTCTATAGTCTTGTGACGGGCATAAGAACAGGCGTTCACCTTAAAATATCTGTTGCCTCTCATTACATTTAGAACATCATATCTCGTTCTGCAACATTCAAAACTTATACCTTGAAGAGTCTTGCACCACTGGCTGCTGTTTGCACGTCTTGAACGAGCCATAAAAGTATCAATCACCTTCTCTAGTTTCTGATAATTCTTGAACACATTTACATAGGCTTCGCCGGACAGAGTGGCAGCCCCGATATGCACATGTAAGCCTGTAGATATATTCACTTGTGCATTTGCTTCATTCAAAGCTTTGCAGCATGTTTCTAGGCTTTTCATACCCTCTTTACCTGTAAGAACCGGTGAAACACACTCAATAGGGTTTTCACCTCTGATAGAAGAATCAGATACAAACTTGTAATAGTGGTTGTTGTCAACGTGATTATAACCCTCATACTGAAAAGGCATTTCGTTTCTTGTTGCACTTTCTCTCATAAGGCTTGCAGCTACCAGGCATTCAATCTCAACACCAAAAGTGAACTTGTGTGTTTCTCTGATTGCCTTTGGCAATTCAGACATAAGCAATTCAACTTCATACTTTCTCAAACCCAACTTGACGAAAGCTGCTTTCTTTGCTGCCTTAGAACCTTTCATGCTCTTAATTTCTTCTACCTGTTCTTTTAAAGCCTTCATAATCGTGTGTATTTAAATTGTTATTCAAATTATATTTTGATTTTCTGATTGCAAATATCAAGCTTTATTTTGAATAAACAAAACTTTTAGCAGAAAATTTTCAAATTATTTTTTGATATTATTCTTTGATATATCTACTTATGATTTGAAAAATGTTCCTATATTTGCATCAAACTATAATTTGAATAACATGTTACGAGTACAAGAAATTTGTAAGGAACAGGGAATAACTATGCAAGATTTGGCAAAGAAGATGGGAGTAACTTACCAGGCTTTATATGCAGCTGTTTCCGGCAATCCTACCATCGGAAAATTGGGAGATATATCAAAAGCGCTAGGGGTTAGTATTGTCGATTTGTTTGCAGAGAACTCTCAAGATTCCGAAGTGAACGGCTACGTTAAAGTAAAAGGAAATCTATATGAAGTTCACTCTTTTGAAGATTTAAGGAAGTTATTGGAATTGAATGTTTAATCTATAAAAGTAAATATTATGAAAGACAAATTTATTGTATCAACAACGGAGAATATTGAAAACGGGATTATTAAACAATATATTGATGTCATTTGTAGTAATATTGTAGTTGGTACCAATATTTTTTCTGATTTTGCAGCCTCCTTCTCTGACTTTTTCGGTGGTAAATCTGATTCTTACCAAAGAAAATTAGAATATATATACAATGAAGCCTCTAAGGACTTAAAAAATAAAGCTGTTAAAATAGGAGCTAATGCTATTGTAGGTTTTAAAGTGGACTTTGATGAAATATCAGGAAAAGACAAATCTATGTTTATGGTATCAGTGTCAGGTACTGCATGTAAAATTGAATATAATGCAGAATATGAAAGGAATGTGAAAACAGATACTATTAGTCAATCAGATCTAGACAGGGAAATCAGAAAACGCTTCATTCAAAAACAGCTTCAAAACAAGGAACAGATTAGAGAAGATTGGGTACAGTTCCTTATTGAAAATCCCCAAAAAGAAATAATAGAAGAGCTTGTAGATTTGTATATAAGAAATAAATCTGATTTATATATAAAAGCTGCAGAAATGATTGAAAATGTATTGGCAACGTATCCAAAATCAATAATGGTTCCATTAATGTATGATTTATACATCAAAGCAGATAGAAAAGATTTGCTTATATCATTAATAAGTAAATGTAATTTGTTTGATGCTGCCTCCATATTGAAAATTTGTAATCAAGACATACACGAAGCTATCAAATTTTTATCGTTAAAATCAGATTATTACGATAGTAATGAACTGATTTTGATGAATAAAATATGTGATATTTTTGATAATTTGCCAGACACGGGAAAGATAGAAAAGGTCAAATCTGGTGTTTTTAGTAAGAAGGAAGAAGATAAGTTTATTTGTGAGCATGGCCATAAAAATCCAGTAGATAAAAGGTTTTGTGAATCCTGTTCTGTAGATATAAAAGGTATTCATGTTGATGAAGCGAAATTGATAGATGAGTTTAAAGAAAAAGTGGAAATTCTCAATAAAATGCTAAAATAATGGCATTATATATTGCAATATATTAAAATAGAGAAAGGGGAATAAACAATGGCACTATTTTCAGAAAGATATGGATACATCAAACCATCAGATGTAATTATTAGGGAAAGAATTACACCAGAAATGAAAAATGCAATTCTAACATGTTACGACATGCTTTTTGAAAGACTGAGAGATTATAATATGCTTGATCTATATTATGATATGAATAAAAATATCTGGATTGAATATCTTAATTTACGCTTATTTGATTGGGAAAGTAATCGTATGGTTATAACAAATTATATTATAAATGACAATAACGAATGGTTTAAGAAACTTGATATTATAGAATATTGTATCAAATATTTATATTCATCCTATGAAAGGAGCAAAAAACAACGAATTTCTATTTCTGCGGATATTTTTGTCGGTGAGTTAAATCATTGTTTTACGAAATTGAATTTTGCTTATCGCATTGTAAACAAGGAAATTGTAGAAATAACAGCAGAGGAAGAAATCAAATCAATAGAAACAGCAATAACCACAAGTGATAGCAACATCAGAGAACATTTAAGCAAAGCATTGGAATTGTATTCTAAAAGGCCAGTGGCTGATTATAGAAATTCCATAAAGGAATCCATATCTGCTGTAGAAGCAATTTCCCGAAATATAACTGGGGAAAATGTACTTAACTTTAAAAAAATGGAAGAAAAAGGAGTCGTTGTTCCTACTGTATTAAGGAAAGCTTTTGAATGTCTTTATGGATACACCAATGACAAAACTACAGGCATTCGTCATGCACTGATGGATGATACCAATGCTCCTCAAGCAGAAGAAGCATTATTCATGCTTGTGTCTTGTAGTGCTTTTATTAATTACCTTAACATGAAAATCAAATAATATAAATAATTTGTTATGATTTCAATGGAAAAATTAAAGCTGGAGAATATATTAGGCTTATGGGAATCTGAAAATTACACACTCGTTATTACTCCAGAATCAGCTACTTTAACTAAAAAAATAGAAGAAAAATCTTCTGAAACAGAACCTATTATATGGCACTATATATTAGAAAGAGAGAACGAACAGCATTACAACACGATTCAATTATCAAAATATATTTATATACATCAACTATTGGATGATGATTTGAAAGAGATTATTATTAAGTATAATGATGTCAATTATTCTTTTCATCGAGTTGAATTAATTAATAGCTTTAAATTCTATAGAAGCCCAAAAGATGTTGAGAAATTTGTAGCCATACGATGGCATAGCCCCTGGAAATATGTAGAAATGATTGAATTTCAAGGTTTTGAAATAAAAAGGATACTTAAAGGTGATAGTAAAAAGGAACAAGATGAAATAAGGCATTGCTATTGGGAAGAAATACTTCCTGAAAAATGGAGTGAATTAAATTTTGAAACATATTTTCCTCTTTATAGACAAATTGATATTATAAATGAGATTAAAAGTAAAATTCCATATTAACATACATGAAGCCGGAAGCATAACGCTCCGGCTTTCATCCTTTCAATTGAAAATAAAACATAATCAATGATGAACAATAACTTACTTGAAAAGGCGCTTGCTATTGCTACCAAAGCGCATGAAGGACAGACGGACAAGTCTGGTGTCCCTTACATTCTCCACCCGATACGTGTATCAAACAGATGCAAGACGGATGAAGAAAGAATAGTGGCCATACTCCATGATACGATAGAAGACACGGACGTTACACCCGATTATTTGCTTTCGGAAGGATTTCCAAAGAGCATTGTAGAAGCCGTATTGTCTGTGACTCGCAACGAAGGTGAAAGTTATGAGGATTTTGTTATACGTTCAAAACAAAACCCGATAGGTCGCCAGGTCAAGATACACGACCTGGAAGACAATATGGATATTACCAGATTGCACAGTCTGTTGGAAAAGGATTTGGAACGGTTGAATAAATACCTCAAGGCATATAGGGTCTTGATTGAATAAAATACCCCGAGCCTTTCGGAACGGGGTTACTTGATTAATCCTTTGACCTTCAATCTTTCTACAATCTCGTTGTAAAGATACTCTATATCCTGCCGGAAATCCTTATACTGTTGGTAGATAAAGGAAACATCGGCGATATTGTTCGATATTACACATGGGGAAACATCCGGGAACACGCCGGAAATTTCTGCCCGGATACCGTTCGGCAGCCGTCCGCCGGCGAGAACACTGGGGGCGAAGAGAAACAACACGATAAAGAGAAACTTCTTCCGCTGGGTAACACTTTCCGGATTGGGCGGACAATCTGCCTCGGAAAGTATCTCTCTGAACCACTCATAAATCTCCGAGATGAGAGTAAAATCAGTCAGGATGGGGGAGGATAACTCCTGCTCACGTTCTGATAATCTTGATTTCTGTTCACGTATTGATTTCAGCTCCACGATTGATGAAAATTCTTTTGTCATAGCACGATTTATTTAGTTGGAAATTCTTATATTTGCATCAAAATCGTGTGGGGGAGTTGGCTTCTAATCGTGTGGGCTGGCTCCCTTTTTTATTTTATGCCAAGTGATATGCGTTCAGGATGGCGAAAGCGTAGATGATAACCGTAACCAGACTGTCCAGGAACACCGCCCATGCTCCCAACTTTTGGATCTGACTGAAACTCATGGCCAGGACAACAAGGAAACATATCCATTGGCTTGAAAACAATCCCATCCCCAGCAATATAAGTCCGATAGTATCCATGAATAATGCAACATGAAGCCACGGATGCGCCATCAGATACCATCTTTTTGATGTCTTATCCAGCTTCTGAAAGACTTTTACATGTCGGTATATGGATTTACATTTGAGCAGCTTCACAAGCTCGTACAGGGCTTGTATGATGATTAAGGCGTAGAATACGTGTTTCATGGTCAGTAGCTTTTATATCCGTGCTTATACGGACGAAGTTCATTGTATTTCATCTTCTGATTGATAAACCAGAAGATGTTTATACTTCTGTCTTTGCAGAAAGCGAATATCTCATTTAGGAGGATATATAGTTCATCCCGGTAGAAGTTGTCGGTGACATAGACGCAGATTCTAAACATGGACTCCGTGAAGGTCATATCGGAATAATCTTCCGTATCGCTTCCTTCGTAGTCGAAGCTATCCAAATCATATCCTCTCAATCCAGCCAAATCCAGCAGACGGATGCAGGCATCGGCAAGTTCTTCCTCGACAGTCCCTTTGATAAATGCCTCAAAGTCTTCCATGAATCTCCTTTTCCTAGTTTCTTCGGTCAATGGAACGCTATTCCCTTGCCATTCTTTGAACATTGCAACTTTCGCATGTTTCCCTTTCCGGTCCGCTTCCACCGCTTCCATAAGTTCGGATATGACCAGGCAAAGGAAGTGTTCATCACTCAGATTCTTTTCATGCCATCCGTGAGCTATCGCGCACTGGTAGGCCTTATCTCTCAATTTGTTTAAGTTCATAATAATTGGTTCTTAATTGGTTGAAAATATGATACCCGATAACCGCCACAAAGCAGTTACCGGGTATTCACAAAGCACTGACAAGGGTTGTCAGTAAGATTTTCATATATCAATAATATATCATATTTTTGTTGGTATATTTAATTAAATTGTGATATGGATGCATTGATAAAACTATTCTCATCATTAAGAGTATATTGGAAAATTATAATAATAACTCTCATATGTAACGCATTAATTATTTACTTAATATGCTTCCTGATAATACCGGAATTTAAAAACTATCCACTTTCTAAAGAGATTATATTATCAATTGGAGGGACATTATGCTATTCTGCTTTGTTCTATTTCTTATCAACTGCATTATTAATTTTTTGGTTTCCTGTTCATCGCTTAATAGACTATAACGCCCAATGTATTACAAGATTAAACTTTATAACTTCAACTATAGCGTTAATATTTTTCACTACTTATCAACTCATATTAATGATTTTTATTGAAGAATACTCATTTAATATCATATTGGCATTAAAGGAAATTGCATTGGGGGTACTTTTCCCTACAATTATGGCGCCTGGAGAATTGCTTAGAATAAAATTAGCAGAAATAAGAAACAAGAAAACTCCCAAAAACTAAGTTTTCCTTTCACATTCATAATCGGCTTATCAAACAGTACCGCATCTTTCAGCACCCAGTTCCAGCAGCCTTTCTCAGCCCAGACTGAAGGATGGTTCTGTACGCAGTCGGCTATAACCACGCTTCCGATGATGGCACCAAAAGGTAAATCATCATAGAATGTACTTTTAAGATTGGAGGGATGCATTTGTAGTTTTAACCCTTGCTCTTTATTTAATACCCAACCATCTCCTTTACCTTTGCTTGCATGAATAAGCACCCTTTGGCCGATGTACTTCTGAGGACACTTCCATGTTCGGTTTTCGATGTCTTTTATACCGTGAGCGATTAGGCTCGCCCACGGCTGTTTGATGGATATTGCTTTCATAATCAATCCTCCAATAACTCTAAAATGCGACAAATAGCACCTTCAAGAACAGATATCCTGTCCTCCATGTCATTTCTGTAATCTTCATATTCTTGGTCCTCATAGAGCGTCTCACACCCTTCATGTTTTGATGTTGAATACTCCAATGATGTATGACATATATCTGCAACATCACCAAGAAATTCATTTACAGGCTTATCACCTAACATGGTTTCAACAGTTGTTTCAATTTTCACTTTTACTTGTTTCATAGCTTCTCCTTTCCACCTATCCAAGCAGCCACCACATGACTGCCAGAAACAGGTAATACAATTTCGTTTTACTCATTTCCATTCATTTTCCTATCCATCCATTTTCCTATCCATCCATTCAACAGCATCCTGTATGGATGAAACTTTCTTAAACTCACGTGTAACACAGAACGTCATATATTCACAGATAATTTCTCCCTCATCATTAAAGTAGATGTTGTATGCCCCAGTGCTATTTGCCCCAGTACACGGTATCTCAAGTTCCAAAGCCTTCAATGCTTTTTCAGCATCACAAGTGAAGTAAGCATATATATCATGCGAAACCTCCTTGCATCCGGTCAATTTGACAATGTTAGCCATTTTCTTTCCTCCTTTTTTCTACAAATTGTTCAAGTCTCTTTTCACACTCAGCACATTCAAGTTTCTTTCGCTCCAGTTTCTCCCGGAACTTAACCAGCTCCTCGTCCGTATTCTCGTCAAAGAACATGTTGTTCTGACGGTTGTGCTCGATGTACTCATTCATCTTGCGTTCTGCTTTCGTTATCTGGGCTTTTGCGGATATAAGTTTACTAAGACAGCCGTTAACCTCCATAGATTCTCCAGAACGCTTATCATAGTGATACAGACTTATACCAATAATCTGTTTTGGATATTGACACTGAAATTTCGCCATCCTCCATCTAATCACCCATTGGTAGCGGAAATACATTTCACGGGGAAGGTCGTAGTGATAAAGACTTACTTGTTTATCTGCATATCCGTAATAAAGAGTGACTTCAACCCATCGCTCAACCTTCAGCTCCTTTTCAGCTTTGGCCAAATCCTTTGCGAACTGATAAAAATCGCTCACACTTTCCTGCTTTCCCATATCATTCAAATTTCAATTCAAGTTGTGAGTAAGGTTCTTTATACCCAGGATTTGAAAATAAGAAAGCCTTTCTCAATGCCTCGAAGATTCTTTCACTCATGGTCTTAGAAACATTGTTCTTGTCAGCTTCTCTGTTAATCAGCAAGCATCTTTGAAGGCTACCATTTATCGGCTTCTCGTCGAGGAACAGGCTGTACTCAGTAAATATCCGGTTCTGACGTTTACCTTCCTTTTCTTCTTCATCAGTCTGGTACCGTTCAAATACGGTGTCTTGAAGTGTTCTTAGACACCTTTGTCCACGATCACTCCTGCATCCCAGCATTTCGTTTTCGAACATTACTGACAAAGCACGCTTCTTACGGACATTGCCTATTCTGGCCCATCCATAATAGACTTTTAGCTTTCCCATGACTTAAAATAGATTTTGTTGCACAATAATTCCTTCAGACGTTTTAATCTCTCCAAAACATTCTCTCCGAAACCTTTTCTCTTGTTCATCGAAATATTCCTTGTCTATTTCGGTACCATAGAAATCGAACCCCATCCGATAAGCTGCTATTCTGGAACTTCCACTTCCGAGGTGCGTGTCCAGTATTTTGTCACCTGTTTTAGCAAATTTTTCAAGAATCCATTGATAGAGTTTGATAGGTTTCTGGGTTGGATGGATTTTTGATTCTTTATTGTTTCCGCCTGTATTTGATAAATGAATGATAGATGCCGGACAATCAAAAGAAGTCCAAGCAAGCTCAAACTGGGAAAAATTCTTCCAAGGCTGCATTTTATCCCAGCACAATATCCCGCGTGTAGGTGGTAGAGGAAAATAGTTGCCTCCCCATATCACTTGATTATGGCTTACCCTGAACAGTTCCTCGAAATACTCTTTTGAGGGAGGATGATAATCCCAATCGCATTGCATTGTATTCAATGCTCGGTTCTTAAGTTTTCCGGCTCCTTGGTTAAAGCGTTTCTTTTTCAGTCTTTTAGCTATACTTTCACCATTGTATCCTCCATGCCTACGGTTCATGTTGCTACCCATCGACATGTTCGGGGCATTTATTCCGTATGGAGGGTCGACCACTGCCAGCTCAAAGAACTTATCTGGTATGTTCCGCATGTATTCCATACAGTCCATGTTATGTACCTCACTAACCATTTTATGCAACTTTTCTTTTTCTTATAATCTCCTTACAGATAGCCTCACAAAGCACACGAGCCATGTTCACCTCCACGGCGTTGCCGATGAACTTCTTCTGGTCTGACTGGGGGCCAATCAGTACATAGTCTTCAGGAAATCCCATTATTTTCTTGAGTTCTGCTATCCGAAGCATACGCATTTTTATGTCAATGATGCCATACAAAGCCATAAACTCCTTAATCTTGATTGTCATCGGACTGTCATCAGGTGTAACCTGTATGCCGATACCTCCTTCAACCTCTACCAGATAAGGCGGCATTTTGTCCATGCGGGCTATAAGTGTGAAACATGGGTTGTTTACAGAACCTCCGGCGCTGGCAAACTGAGGATTCATAAGGTAATGCCATTTGCGGTTGGCTGTAATGGTCTGAGAAGGTTGCTCAATGCTGCTTCCAATATTCGAGAAAGCTGTATTCATTATCCACGGTTTGCAGCTTACCACATTGAACTTAGGAACCGTGGTTACTGTACCAACCGGTTGCTCAATGGATGTCGGTTTTCCGGCACCGTATTGGTTGTCTATGAAAACAGAATTTACCAATGCCAACCTGTCTTTAGTCGTAACTGTCGGTGCTGGAAGTTCTACAGAATGGTTATGACCATTCCCGTAATAGGCTGAGACGAAAGCGTGGTGGTCTTTACAGGTGATAGTTCCGGCAGGGCCTTCCACAGATATGTTCTTGCTATCTGGATGGCCGCTGAATTGCTTGGAGAGGAAGTTTACCTTTGCCAATGCAAGCCGTCCTTGTGTTGCCACAACCGGGCATGGTTCGTCAACGCTTGGTGCCTGGTATTTCCCCGTCCGACTCATAGAGTTATACTTTACAATAAAAGCCTCCTTACCTCCAGCCACGAACTTAATCAGTCCGGCATAGATGCGTTCAAGAGTTTTTTCGGCCAGCGGCTTCTTCCTGCAGAATATACTATCTCCTTCGTCTGAGAAGTCCAGCACTTCCTTGACCGGCTTCCATTTTTCCAATCGTCCGAACATATCCGACTTCCCATCTTTACAGTGAGTAGGTTCAGGGAACACAATCGGAAGTCCACGCTTGGCGAAGATACCGAAGAACCGCTTGCGAGTGGTGTATGCCCCATAATCGGCAGCGTTAAGAATGCGCCAGTCAAAATCGTAACCATATTTCCTGACGTTGCGTTTCCACTTCTCATAGCATCGTCCTTTGTCCTTGCTGATGGGGTGTCCTTTTTCATCCATATCGCCCCATGACATGAACTCCTCAACGTTCTCTATCTGTATGTAGTCTGGATCAATAGCCTCGATATATCGGAAAAGATGCTCAGCCAGCGTCCTACTGTCGGCATCCCGTGGCTGGCCGCCCTTGGCTTTACTGAAGTTCGTACATTCAAGGCTGGCCCATAATACAACCAGTGCATCCGGATAAATCTTCTTCATTCGTTCTACATGGGCCACCAAAGGAGACAGTTCCAATGTTCTGATGTCCTCCGTGAAGTGGAGCGCATCCGGGTGGTTGGCCGCATGGCTGGCGATAGCGTTTGCGTCGTGGTTCACACAAGCGACAACTTTAGCGCACTGTTCATCTGCGTAGCGTGCGTTTTCTACTCCGGTACTGGTTCCCCCGGCACCGCAGAAAAGGTCTATATAGAGTAACTTTATCATATCAGTTCCATCTTTGAGGTCGGTTGTTGATTCTCTCCAAGTATGCGGCTATCTTCTTTTCCGCATCCTCACCCTTGCGGACGAAAATTCTCGTCCGTGTCTTGTCTCCTGGGATAGCTACGTACCTTCCATGTTTCTCCAATTCCCGATGCTGGGCGATTTTCAGTTCGGTTCCAGAAGGGTTCTTCTCCAAATCCACTTTACGTGGAAGCATTGGGTCATTTTCCGTTATCATTTTGCAAGATATTTGTTGATTATGTTACTCACTACAAGTCCGGCTTCATCACACATCCCGGCAAAGTTGTCAGACAGTGAAGCGTTTTTCTCTTCATCCGGTATTCGTACTATGCTTCTCAGTTCTTTCAGTACGCGCTTTACCTGAAAAACTACCTGAGCATCTATTCCGTTTGATTCAAGTTCAGACTGGAACTCCAGTGCCGCACCTTCAAGCAAATCGGAGTAGATAAACAGCTTGTGCATCTTGCGAAGCATTTCTACCTTGAACTCCGGTGTATAGTCCTGAAGAAGTTCTCCCAAGGAATGCGGTTCCAGCTCTCTTTCAAGGGAGTCAATCTTGTTCTTGACTTTCTGTGCTTTGGCAAAGTTCATGGATGAAATCAAGGCGATATACTTCTTTCTCAGTTCATTGAGCTTTCTTTCTGATTCTTGTCTTGTCATTTCTCTACTTTTCTGATGATTAAATACTTTGGCTCACCCTTGCGGAGATTGCTTAATGTCTCTTCGTCAACCTCTGCCTCTGTGAGTCCGTTCACGTTCATGTATTGTGGAAGACGGTATTTCTCGCGCAGCCTCCTGATCAGGTTCCAGTCACGAGTTACCCAGTTGATTATGATTTTCATATCATTTTCTCAGGCTTTCACCGCTGAAGAGAACGGTTTTCGTTATCGCCCTAAGCCGGTCAATGGTTCTTTCCCCATATTTCTCTCTCAGCTCGTCTATCGTGAGGTTGGTGGTCAGGGTGAGAAGCTTTCCTTTCTTCTCGGCTTCGTCTGCCAGCTCAGCGAATGCAAGCCTTTTTTCGCCGTATTTGACGCTAAGATTCTCTGTCCCTATATCGTCAACGTAGATGATGTGTTTTTGCTTCACAGCGTCCAAATCAGCGTTCATCTGCTGTGCATCGTAGCAGCTTACCACCTTGCGGCAGTAATGGTTAAGAACCAAAGGAAGAATCTTTCCGCAGATAAGGGTCTTTCCGCGTCCGCAGTTGCCGAAACACAGAAGTCCGCGACCTTCATTGCCGGCCAGCCAGCCTGCCACTTCTTCGTACTCAGGAAGCCATCTGGCATTTTCTCCAGTGAAGTACCTGATACCGGCCCAGAGAACTCTTTTGGCATCCGGAACGGTTACCTGTACGATGTTAGGAATAGGGGAGAAGCCCGTATCTTTAAGCCGTTCGATTGTCTGTTGAAAATTTATCTGTTCCATGTTTACCAGCCTTTCTTGTATTTTTCCGGTGAATTATCCTTCAGAACTATGCCTACATTTGTTTTTGAAGGCACTTTCTCACGACTGGCCCAGGTTGCCAGCCGTCTTGGAAGCTCCCAGGTCTTTTCCAATTCATAGCGCATCTTGGTTTCTGACTTGTTAAGCTCGCTCCAGTAATCGAAGAATGCGCGAATCATTTCTTTCGGGTACTGGCCGACATAAGGGACTAACGACTGGTAGAAGGATTCTTTCCGGGAGAGAGTAGCGGCTTTAGCCGCGTCTTTCTTTGCTACTACGTTAGTAGTAGTTTCTTTAATAATATTCTTCTCCTTTATTTGCTTTGTGTCACCCGTGTGTCGCTTTTCTGGCTCTTTGGCAGGGTGTGTCACCTGCTGTGTCGCCACTTGTGTCATTAGCTGTGTCACTTGCAAACGTAAATTATTGATTTCCTGAATGATACTTGTGTCACTCATTGTGTCATTGCTTGTGTCACTTACTGTGTCAGACTCTGAGCCATTATACTCATTGTACTTTACCAAGGTTATTACATTCATTCCTTGTTCTTTGGAAAGAGTTATCATGTTCTCTCTTCTCAGAAAGGCAAGAAACGTCCGTACTTTCCTCTCAGACCATTTCCAACGCTTTGATAAGAATCTTATGGATGCAGGATATTGTCCTCTTGTATAAGAGACTTCTCGACCTCCGATACTCTCCATACGGGGCGTTGCCTCAAATCGCGCTGACTGAATCAAGTCAAGCCACGCTTCGCAACTGCTAAAAGTCCGGGCTTCATTCCACATATCATTCGAGAAGAACTTGCGGCTTAGTTTTATATATCCTTCCATAATCTTAGAATCTTACGTTAGTCAACTGTCTGCTATTGGAGTACACGGCCCATTTGCCATTACCACCATCCACCAGACGAAGGTCTTTCACTTCGCCAAAGCGTTTCAGATTTCCGCAAAGGTATTGAGCGTATTTATTACGCCCCGTCATTTTTATATTTCCATACATATCCATAAGATGATTTTGCTTTTCCAAGACAGCACTCATTTATATGTGATTGCCTAAATCCATAAGTTCTAACTATTTCCATTGTGGAGGGAAATTCTCTGACAAATTCGCCATCCAGTGTATATTGCAAGACTGCTTTTGCACCATGCTTATTCGTTTGTAATTTAGCCCTGCGTTTTATACCTGTTCCATACCGAATATTATATGCACAATCACACCATTCAAGATTTAAAACTCTATTATCATTTACAATCTCGTTTTTATGATTTACTTGCTGATAATTATTCGGGTTAGGTATGAAATGTTTAGCGACAAGCCTATGCACAAGAAACTTATGCTCAATACCATTTTTGCTAAGATGCACACATAAATAGCCATCTTTATCAGACGACCCTTTTAGGACCTTACCTTTTCTAAGGTATGTTCTATTTACGCATAAGTTTATTCTTGGCAAAGATTGTATTCTGCCTAAATTTGATACTTGGTATAGACCTTCGTACCCTTCAATTTCTTTCCAAATTTCGTTCATAAATATTTTCTTTAGAGTAAAAAAGGCGGTCAATATAGACCGCCCTAGAATTGTGTAAGACATACTTAAGACTTTATGCCGCTTCAATCTTTGTAGCACCGTTCAAACCGAAATATTTATCATCACTATCTACACCTGTCAAGCCGAGCATTGTCTTTCTTTCGCCCCAACACTTTTCATTCAACTCGTTTACTTCGTCAGCAATGTGTAATAAAGTTTCAATGATTGATTTGTTATCCTCAAGGTCAAAGTTCTCTGCTAACAGAAGATTTCTTACTAGTCCTATGATGCCAGAAGACAATCCTACCACACCTGCAGTTTCTAAAATGTTCTTACCAAACTTTGCAAGTTCACATATTTGGTCTGCATTAAGACCACCCAATTCTTTACTAACTTCTGAAAAATCCATAATTATTTTGTTTTATTAGTTATTGATATTCTCTGTAATCTGCTTAAATTCATAGCACGTTTGACAGCTACTTTCGCATCATTTTGAAAATCGCGTGCCCAGTCATCGTGTCCAAATCTACAACCATAGTAAGCACGATTCAAACGATAATTGTAAGCGGCATTCTTTTTCTTAAATTCTGCTTGTCTTGCAGCAGCCTTTTCTTCAGCCTTTACTTCTTCTTTGATACGTTTCCATGATTCACGAAGCGCATCAGAGAAAGACATAAAAGAGTGATTGAAGATGTACCATGCTCTTTTCATAACCTTTGATTTGTCATACTTACTTGTTGCCATATCATTGAGTGTTTTAATTTGACAATGCAAATGTACTATTTAAATAGTATAAAACAATATATTATATACTATTAAATAAGTATATTAACATTATTTATTACTATTATAATAGTACAATAGGCACAATGGGAGTATTTTTGTAATAAGTAAAACCACATAATTATGAAATTAAGAATTACAGAACATTGTAAATCACAAGGTATCACATTGCAGGATTTGGCAGATAAGCTAAATATTGCTCGTTCCACATTAGCAAACACTATATCTAAAGGTAATCCAACTATTGGAACACTTGAAAATATAGCAGAAGCATTAGGGGTTTCCGTTTTTGACTTGCTTGATGAAGACAAGTTAAACGATGAAAAGAACACTATTATTTGCCCAAAGTGCGGAGCCAAATTTAGAATGGAAGAATAAAAGAAAGAGAGCGTTTCACAACGCCCCCAGTCTTGATAACTAATAAAACAAATATGTGGTTATAATCCTTTCTCCTTACTCAGTTTGTCTCCCAAAGCCTTGTAATACTTCGTGAGTTCGATTAATTCAAAATCAGCCCATTTCTTTGTTTGTCCGGCCTTCCATGCCAGCTTATCGAAACGTTGCTGGCCGATTTTGACCTTCAGGTTCTTTTCATATTGTATCAGATGGTCAGCACTGAATCGGTTGCATGCCCGGCACTCAGCATGGGCGTTGTCCTCGTCAAAGCGTGTGGCCATGTGGCGGCGCGAATGGAAGTGTCCGCAATCGGCCTGTGCGTATGGCTTTATCTGGCCGCATGAGATACAACGGAAATACCCGTTTGGCATACAATCACGAAGCCGGATATAGCGGCTGAAAACTTTGTCGAGTTTGGCCACTAAATCCGGCTTCTTCTTAATCTTGATACCTGCCTTGTCAAATAACGGCAAAGGCTTTTCTTTCTTCTTTTTTGGTTTCTTGATGTAATACGGCATTATTTGAATCCCCATTCTTTTATGTAATCAATATTCTTTGGAAATCCATCTACTTGTTGAGGACTTAAAAATATCTTTTCACTTTTTAATGGAGTGCCTCCCCATACAGTAGCAGGACATTCTTCATATTCTTCTTTAGAAACTTTACTTACATTAAAATTGGGTTGGAAACCATATCCCATTACGCTTTCCCCTAAGTAAGTACCAAACTTCTTCAAAGCCCATTGAAATGCGATTTCCTTACTGAACAATCCATTTTTAGAAAGGACTGCTGCATATATTCTATGCATATAGTATCCAGTTTCAGTTAAATCAGGTCTGCAACGGATACAGAAATAGGAAATATTACACAAAACCTCTTTCACAAACGCTTCATGCTTCTTGCATTCTTCTTCTGTAAGAAACTCTTTTCCATCATTAGCGATGTAAACGACTTGAGTTACTTTTTTTGTTTCCATATTCTTTATTTTTGAGATTATTTGTGGACGCAGTGGGAATCGAACCCACCCAACCATCACGGTTTTACTTGCCACATATATTAGCTAATTCAATGAAGCAAGTTCATGGAGATATTGCGCAATTACTCCACTCTAAAGCACGTCCTGTGCTTGCGCCCGTATGCCCGTCTTTCCGGGCTGTCAGTTATACTTCGATGATCACGATGTCAGGTGCAACGCCTTTGATTGCTTCAATCTGTTCGTCAATCACCTTATTCTTGTATTCTTCAATGGCCTCATTCGCACCGGCAGAAACCAAAGAAAGAGAAACTTCCCGTCCATCCACATCGGCGTAGATTTCAACTTCGATTTCTTCACAGGCAAAACCTTTGAAAAGAGGGATATTCAGTTTGAACGATTTTGGCAGATTGGAATCAACCACTTGAGAATAGTTATCCGTCTTGTTCCCGTTTTCCTCTTTGCTACGTTCTATATCCTGATTCACTTTCGCCTTGAAGTTCTTCAAAGTGGAAACCAGCATCATGTTCTCAGACTTATCCTTGAAGAAGGCACGGTGCATCTTGAAGAACTGGGACAATTTGATAGGTTCCCATTTCTTGTCGGTATTGATACCGAACTCCTTCATTTCCTTTGAAGGCTGAATGATTCCACCGATTTTAGTCTGATAATAGTTGGTTTCATCTATAGTTAATGCTAACCCCATATTATCACGGTTTACGATGATGTGGGTCGATTTCTGATTAATCAATTCGATACGCTTCTCCAGCCATTTGAAAGGTGCATCTATCGTTCCATTGATAACTACTCTTTCAGGTTCTTTCGGGTCAAGTGCTTCTGCTGCCTTACCTTCTCTTAATACTACTTCAATAGGTTTACCGTTATATTCTTTCGGCACAACCAAGTTGATTTTGTTTTCACTCATAATTAATTGTCTGTTCCTGTTTTACGGTTAATACTAAATACTGTCTTCTGCATTTCTTGTGGCATGATCGGTCGGCTGTAAACCAGTTCACCTAACTTGTTGTAGAATCCGGCCATCTTTTCCTCGTGATAAAGAATTTTGGCGCATTCTTCATTTTCCACGAACTCTGAACCTCTTTTGATATGGTCCAGAAGTTCCTGCTTTTCTTCATTCAAAGGCTTCAATCGTTCTTTGAAGCTTTCCATAGCTTCTTTCTTCTCCAATTCAACATCGTTGATGGTGATTGATACCTCGGCCAAAGTCTCTTTCTTCTGAGCCAGTTCTTCGGGGGTGAATCGGTGAGTATATCCGATTTTCTCTACCGCATCGGCGTTGTCCTGAAGGAACTGCCATCGTTCCTGTTCAGGGATGTCTTGTCCTAAAAATTTGTCCATAATTATCTATAACTTTTTACACCGAACCTATTATAAATCTTTTTAGCGGTACCCATACCATTATAAACAGGGATGAAACTTCTTTGTAAGGCCTTCTCTCTTTGATGAATGCCGCTTGAATTAGGATTAATTGACTTCTCTGGATTAAAGAATCTTGCTACATCTTGGGGAAATTTTCTTTTTTTCATAATCTCAAAATTTTAGATAAACTCTTTATTACGTTCGATTTCTTGTTGTGCAAAAATTAGCATCTGTTGTTCGTTGGCTGAAGGCAGATAGATGCCGGCAACAGATGCACTCCAGTTACGAAAACGGTCAATGCTCAAAGTCATCTCACCTGTTGTCAGTTCTGCAGAACTTCGCAGATAGGTTACTTCCTTGCCTTTCTTGTTGACCGTCTTTCTCTCAAACAAATCACGGTTGCAAGTCCTTTTGTAGAAGTCTATCTTTGCTTCATCAAGGCTGCAACCGTACTCACTGCCGAAATACCCTAAAAGCAGATGCAAATAGCTGTTCTGGGATAGCGTGCGGTTAGGGAGCTTCTTTCTCACTTCCACAACTGCATGCTCCTGGAACAGTTTGTTTACATAAGCCTTGAACTTGGGTATATCGTATTCATTCTTCAGATTGAATATGCTCATAGGCTAGAACGGTAAGTCGTCTTTGGGATTTCCGTTCGCATCTACATCAGGTGGAAACGCCTGTGTCATGGTTGGCGTTTGTGACGGTGCCGGTTGCTGTGCTGGCACGGATGCTGGCTGGTGCATTGGCTGACGGCCTTCCAGTTTATAGCAACGGATAGACACCATACGTTTTAGTTGTCCGTCCTGATTTGTCCATTCCCGACCTTGAAGGGAAAAGGAAACCGTTATTACGTCACCGGTTCTGAACTGGTCAAGTTCGGCACATTTGTCACCACTTACTTCAAGTGGCAGGACGTTCTCGTACTGGCTTCGTTCACCTGTATAGGGGTCGTAGGTTGTGGCATCAAGAATAAATTCTCGTTTCACAAACGGGTTGCCACCGCTTTTGGATGGGATTTCTTGGGGCTGGCCAATATAGACCAGCCGTCCGGTTATTTGATTTGCCATATTAGTTTGAATAAAAATCTTTTATCTGTTGGAAAATCTGTCCACGTTGTTTTATTTCTGCAATTGCCTGTTCGTCACGAGTGATACGGATTTTACAATACTCATTGGGAAGAATATTACGATGCCAGTTGGCTTCGTCGTCGTAGGTTGTTACAGACAGAAAAACAAGGTTACAGCTTTTAAGATGTGTACAAAAGAGTTGTTCCTGAACCTGATAATAATAAGCTTTATGCTTCTTCTTGACGTATTCGATTAAAGCTTTGTTGTCATGCTTGATAGGCTCAATAAAATCAAGGTAATCTGAAAGATAAAGAGTCTTTAATTCATCAAAATCAGTTAGCTTTCCTTTATCGATACAAGCAAAGTCTAGGCTGCACTTGAACACGTTCATTTCATCTGACCTGACAACATATTGTGTAAAATAGTTGTCAGGCAAAGTGAGAAGATACCTGTTCTCAAGAATGGCTCCCGTACGTAAAGCATCTATGGGGCTGGCAAAAGCATTGTAATAAGGCTTTATCCCGCTGACGAAACGCTGCATGAGGGCGATATGTGATTTCGTATTCTTACCACTCATCAAGGCATGAACGTCACCGCTTCCTATGTACATGGTTTCTGTCATATCTTTCCTTTCTTCTTGAGGTTGTTATATGCCATTTTAAGCTGTTCGCTTGTCATGTCATCAGCACTTCCTACATTGAAATAAGACAGTATGTTCTGCGCAAACTGATTGTCGGTCATCATGTAACCAACGACAATATTTTTCACTTCATCTACTGTAGCAGGGGTTTGCACCTTGGATTTGTTTTCATCAGGGTCTTCACCTGTAGCAATCTTATAGGCATTAAGTAAAGCGTATTTTCTGGCATAAGTAGAAGCCTTTCCAAATCCCTTGTCGCCTGGGTCAAGTCCACGCCCAAAACTTTCCACGTCTATGTATTCTGATGTGTTGTCCAGATTGATAATGCGTAGGGTCATTTTAATGATGTCCATATAGTTGATGGATTCCCCTCCACCTTCTTTGACAACTCTAATTATTTCCGATTTAACAAGTTCCTGCTTAATGGGAATACTGACAAGGCCATGCTTGGACTCGGCTTCTTTCACTTCCAAGGTGACATCAATGTCCTGTACTGCCTTGTAGGCATAATTACCTTTGCCTACGGTCAGGTTCTTTTCGATATTTTTTATCTCATTTGAGACAAGCTGTATCTTCTGATATAGATTTGGCTTTTCTTCCATAATAATTGGTTTTAATACATCAATTTTGCATGTTTTATCACGTCCCAGGCATTACAAGCCCATCTGCTGTGTGGCACGCCTTCTTTGGTCTTGTATCTTATCCTTCCGGATTCGCACAATTCTTTCAGCCTTTTGAGACCGCCTACTATCGAAGCTGCTTCGTATTTCCCGAAAGACTTGTTGTTTAAGACGATTTTCAATACATCTTCGTTTATCATAAGCATTTTATTTTAAACAGATAATTGCCGAGAAACCCGGGTACTCTGTTGCTGATACCCGGTATTTCACGTCCATTTTGTTTTTAAGTGTCCCGATCAAGCGGAGGTCACGATTGCGGCGTGATGCTTCCAGCTTGATTCCGTTGTGCCGTTTCTTGTCATAGGGAACCTTGTAGATGTCCCCTTTCTTCATTTCGTCAAAAAGACGTACTGTCTGGTAGTTTTCGTCTACTGTAATTTCTCTAACCATAGTTTAAGTATTTGATTGTTTGCTGGCAGAACGGGACTTGAACCCGTGACTTCCATGCTAACCCTTACATGGTGTTCTACCGCCTGAACTATCTGCCAATGAAAATGCCGGACTTTACGGCCGGCATCTACCCATTTTCTATAACCCATAAAAACTAATCGACTAGTGCAACCAGCGATTTGACCATGTTCTTGAAGTTGTCAAACTTCGATTCAATCTTTTTCTTTTCTTCCATATAATACAGCATTGATTTTTTGTATTCCTCTGATTCGCGTTGAAGATTCTGTGTGTATGCCACGAGTTCATCATGTGTCATACCCTGTAATTCCTCATTTGTTTTCATGTCTATTCTTTTTAATGTTCTTGATTTCGGTTTCTATCTCCTTATCGAACAGCTCCCGTCTGTCCAGTTCCCTTGAGCGTGCCGCCAGAATGGCGTTGATGTCCGCAAATTCATCACAGATGCTTTTTATTGTTTCTTGCAGCTCGTTCATTGTCCAGTCTGTTTGCGATTGAAAAACCAGTGATTATAAACCCGACAAATCCTATCCAGTATATAGCAGACAGGTCTTGATTGAAGTGCATTACCAGAACGGACAATGCACAGAGAAAAAGTAGTATTTTCATAACCGTGTGTATTAAATATCGTTCCCGTGGGCGTTCCGGTGGTTGCCTTACTGCTTATCAAAGGTCTGGTAAGCCACGGGTATATATAGTTCATGCTGGTGTCTAATCAGTGAAGATTGTTTTTGTAGCCGGCCTACGGCCACCTGCAATCGTATAAGTCGTTTTTGTTCTCACGGTGATTAATGCGCTGCGTTCGCCTATTGTCAGTCCCTTACTCACATCCTTTTCACCGTGCCGCTATCGCTACTCAGTCGAACCCCTTTTGCGTTAGGTGTAGCGGTACACCTAAAATTTTCATCATGTCAAAGAACCAATCAAGTAGAACCCTGCCCGATTCTCGCTATCGGTTGCCGTTCAGTCCGTCAGCAGGGTAGGTGAGTTACCAGTGTGTCACTGCCATGCCTTGTGATAACTGAAGGTTAATGTAGTCCATGCCATCATCTTCAGGCAGGTTGTATTCTTCAAGAAGGGCTTCGTATTTGTCCACCTCTTCAGTAAGTGCTTTGATGTATCCTTGCTTGCTGTCAGCATTGAAAGCCCTGCATAAAGTCTCTTCATCTGCGTTGTAGGCGAAGTTCAGGTCTTTGTACAGCCCATCAAGTTCTTCTTCGATTTCGTGGCGTGTCATAGTCATGCGATGTTTAAAAGGTTAGCTTTCTTGAAGCATCTGTATTCTTGTCTCTCAGTATCGAAGTACACCTGAACAGTGTCATTCTTCTTTCTGCTTTCACCACTTGTAGCAGGTATCAGATTCTCTTTCAAAGTACCATAGGCTTCACGAACAGAACCATCTACCTTTTTAAAATAGAACTTTACGATTCTTTGCTTCATTGCAGCTTTCAGCTTCATGTTAGCCCAGGCGCATTTCAGTGCTTCACTCATCGTAAAGCCGTTTCGCTTTACGAACTGCCAAGCAAGGCTCATAATCTCGTGTAATACATTTCTTTTCATAATCGTGTGGGGTTAGTTGTTTTTTTACTATCTTTGTTTCGTGCATTTGTTACGTTTCTGATGCAAAGATACTTTATAATCCTAAAGTATCAAACAAATACTTTAGGATTATAAAGCAATAAACATTGTTTAACAATTTAAGGGATTAATACATTATTATATGAAGAAAGAGTATTCGATATTGATTAGTGTCGCATCGTTGTTACTTAGCGTAATAGCTGTGTGTGTATCGGTATGGAGGTCGCCTGAGTTGTCTTTTGACTATCAAGGTGTACTGGTAGGCGTGCTTTCGCTACTTGTAACGGTACTTGTAGGTTTCCAAATCTATAATTCAGTTGACGTTAATCGAAAAATGAACGAAATCGAAACAGTATCAAGAAATATTGCACGAATGGAATCGAGCAAGAGCATACATGCTACAAAGTCTTATATGCACACTCACGAAGGTATTGAAAACTATAGAGGGCATTTCGTTACTATCGCCATAGATGAGTTTATGATTGCACTACAAGAAGGAGTGTTAAGTGAAGACAACGACATGTTGGAAAAACCATATTATTATCTTGATACAATAATGAGAGAGAATAAAAACGGCTATCCAATCTTGAAAGGAGAGAAAGACAAGTACATAAGTATTCTATCGTCTGTACCGATTTACAAGGATGGAATGGGGAAGCTAATCAGGTTCATATCCATATCCGAAGAGACCGATTATCCCAATGATGGGCTAAATTGGAAGCCCAAGAATTGATTTTATAACCATTAGCTTGAACGCCTTGGACTTGCTGGTAAGGTCGTGTACAAAAAGCTCCGACAAGAATTGGCGCATTTTTTCAGAATCTTGCCGTTCCTTGCGAATTAAGGAAATTAATTCCTTCTTGGAATAATTCTCCAAAGGTCGATTAGGGTTGTTTGGGTTCCTGTCGCCATCCGAACAATATCTATTTCCAATATAAAGCATTGTGCGGAAGAATAACACTATTCCGACAAGCAGTGCCAAAATTCTAAACGATACGGCTGATAAGCAATTGATTAATTCGTCCATATTGAGCTCTTTGAATTTATGTGGTTATTATTGAGAAACCCATGTAAACTTACTCGATAAGACGCTGGATATTCTGCATAGTCTTTCCTTTGTGGGTTTTCACCCCCTTTTCCTATGTAGGATTAAAGCTCCTCGCGTAAGTTCGCTGTTCTATCCCGGTCGCCCATTAACAAGGATAGGCGGATTCTCCCGTGTTTCGCTTCACTTGCAAGCTGCGTACACATCGGGATTTAGTCTGCGTCCTACTATTTGCATTCCCTCCGAGTAGGTTTGGCTGCGTTGCCCGGCGATATTCTCAAATGAATAACTGCAACGCAGGGACAAAAGAAGTCCCGTAATAGGTAGGAGCTACTACGGGATTCTGATATATTAAACTTCCGGAAGGGAAATGTTTAACCAATGTTGAGGTAACAGCTCCTACTTGTTACGGATGCAAAGATACTTTATAATTTTAAAGTATCAAGTAAAACGCTTTAAAATTATGGGAATTATTGAAAGATTCTTTGAAAGCATTGAAAAAGCAGGTATTACTTCGTATGAAATAGAAAAAAAATATGGAGTAAAATCTGCGCAGTCAAAATTATCTCAATTAAAAGAAGGAAAGACTAAAGGAGGAAAAGAAAAAATGCTTCCTTCGGATTTACTATCTGCTGTCTGTTCTGCAAGGGAGGATATTAATCCGGATTACATTCTTACTGGAAGGGGTACACCGTTGCGAACAGGAGTAACGCAGGTATTCCATCCTAAGTATGTTGAAAAAATAGAAGAAGAGTGTAAGATAACTCTTTATGATGTAGAAGCTGCTGCAAATTTAAAAACTCTTTTTGATAATAAAGATCAGAATATCCTTGGACAAATCAATATTCCAAATATCCCTAAATGCGATGGAGCGGTATATGTCAAAGGGGATTCCATGTATCCATTACTTAAATCTGGTGACATCGTAGCATATAAGGAGGTACCTTTAGAAATGAGTCATATTTTCTTTGGAGAAATGTACCTTGTGTCAATAGATCTGGATGGAGATGAATACTTAACTGTAAAATACGTCCAGCATTCAGAAAAAGGTGAAGACTGGATAAAACTGGTAAGTTACAATCAAAACCATCAACCAAAAGATTTTCCATTGTCTTCTGTGAGAGCTATGGCCTTAGTAAAATTGAGTATTAGAATGAACACAATGAAATAACGAGATTAAATTACATAAACTAATCCAATAATGTTATGAAGAAAACATTTTTACCTTTATTTGCTTTAACCATTTGTCTTGCTTCGTGCTCAAAAGAAGATGGTAATTTAACAACGGAACAAATCAAGCCATTGCCACAATTAGATAATATAAGTCTAAATTACCATAATTCAGACCAAGAAATAGAGCTGACAAGGGATATTGAAAAAGAAGGAGCAATATTAACAGTTAAAGATGATTCCTATTGGATTTCAAAGTTAAAATTAAACGGAAACAAAATTACATTTACAGCTTTAGAAAATCAAGATATAGAAGTAGGACACAGGTTTGATACGATTCTTATATCTATTAACGATGTAAGAATTGGAAGTATCTGTGTTTCACAAGCAAGAAAGCCAATAAGCCCAGAACGTCTTCAGTGGGCAGTGTCTAATGCAATGTATAGACATAAAGCGTTATGCGAGTCTGGATTGTCTGGGAAAGAAATGACCCAAGCAATATACGACCTCGAAAAAACAACAAATGGTCAGGATTCTTATAAGAATTATCCTGCTTTCGCATATTGTATCGAAATGAATCACGACCCGGAGAATAACATGGAATGGCATCTGCCGTCATTAGATGAAATGAGAGCCTACGCACAAGGGCAATCATATATAAACACACCTTTGGGGAAGCACAACTATTGGTGGAGTGCAACAGAAAACAGCCTTAACGGAAACGCTTATAATCTTTACTCGGAAAGTACTGCATCAAGAGGTGCCGTAGATAAAGGAGGAGACTGGTGGGTTATGGCATTCAGAAATGGGAAAATGGAGGAATAGCCATGAATAAGACGCTACTATTTGCACTATTCTTATCACTTACAAGTTGCGGAGGGAACAAGCCGTCCCAGAAACAGAAGGATAAAGCTGACAGATACGTTCAGAGTCTTGTGGATGCCGATATAGGAATCTACAAAGGCGAACTGACCGACGCGAACTTTCTTATCCTTGCCGTAGACGCTTATTCTGGAGCAAACTTTGATGCTTATGCACGTACATACCTGGAAGAAGCACAAGGTAAAGGACTGGAGATAAAAGGAGTCTATATTGTAGACATCAAGAACTGCCAGTTCGGCGATGGCTGGGTATCCGGTGACAGGATAGGGAAGGCATTCAAGTAGAAAAAAATGTTCTAATGAGTATCCTTATTCAGCTTAAATTTAATTATAAACAACTGATACACAGTGGTTTTATGTTATTCTTAGATAATCATTCGTAATGAGTAAGTCGCGGGTTCGAGTCCCGCTTTCGGCTCCTGCTGATTCAATCTTAAAAGAGCCTGTTTTTCAGGCTCTTTTTTTGTTATATAGCCTGCTTGAAGATTCTTAAAAATAAGCCATAAAAAACTCCCTTGCGTTTTAGAACAAACGCAAGGGAGTTTCATTTGAAACGCAAGTGCATTTTACTTCGAATGCACTTGCGTTTTATTGTAAACGTCAAAGCGTTTTGGAGTAATCGCAAAGACGTTTTGAAAAAGGCTTTCATGGAGCCTGAAAAGCCTACAGTTTCTGGTCCGAAATAAGTCGGGCGATGCGTGTCTTGCTCTGCGCGCCTTTGGTGAGCAGGTACACATGCTTGTAGGCATCGCGGTTCAGTTCGGTAGGCGAACCGTTGATGAGGATGATGTTCCGGTCGTTGGCAAACTTCAGGATACCGTTCACGTTGTTCGGATGGAGCTTACCGATTTCGTCCATCATACAGTGCAGCTTGAAGTCCTTGAACTTGCGCGAAGCCCCTTCCTTGAACACGTTCAGCAACATGATGTTGATCATGGCTTTCACCAGGATGTCCGTACCTTCCGAACCCACGTTCGACAGCTTCTCTACGAAGCCCGTGTCGTTGTTGTTCTCGATGATGCGGAAACGCAGCTCGAATGAGTCGTACAGGCGGATGCTGTCGTAGCGGTAGGCGTGAATCTCCTTGATGAAGTCGCGGAGCAGGGCGATGGCCTCCTGCTTTACCAGCTGCTCGTTTTCCGACGAGAAGAGGTTGGTGCCCGGCGTGAGGTCATAGGCATGCTCGTTGTAGTACTTCTGGATGGCACGCAGACAGTTTACCACACGGTTGCTGCTTTCTTCCACCTTCATTTCGATGCACTGGATAACGCCCACGAAGTTGCACGTCTGGAATCCCTTGTTCACCTGACCGATGAGGTCCTGAATATCGTCTTCCGAAGCCGTGAGCATTGAGGTATCCATGCTGATGCGCTTGAAGATGTCGGAGTGCTCGTTGTTGATGCGGCGGACGAATTCGCTGATTTTGTTCTCTTCCACGAAGTCGTGCAGTTCCTCGGCAAAGCGGATGTACTCCCAGTCCTCGGTAAACTTGGTCTTGAACTTGAAGGTATTCTCCTCGTCGAAGTGGCTGGTAAAGAGATTCACCTCCTTGCGCAGACGGTTTTGCAGCGTCATGTACTGGCTGTCCGTGCGGCCCAGTTCGTCAATCAGTTCCAGGCAGGTGCGCGGCGTGTGGATTTCCAGCGTGACGGGGTTCTCGGGATTGAAAATATCCCGATGCGGCTTGTACCAGTCGTAGGCCGAAATCTTGCTGTACGCCTCCAGGTTGGCCTGAAGCTGTGTCACTTCCTTCTCTGCCTGCTGCAGTTCCTTGTTCAGGGCATCAATCTGCTCCTGCAAACCCGAGGTTTCCCGGCGCAGGTTGTCCTTCTCCTGACTGAGCTGGCGTTTCTGTTCCTCCTGTTCACGCTTCCATTCCGGAATGTGGTCGATGAGGTCGCGCTTGTCCTTCTGGTACTCGATGAGCAGGGTGGCATGCTCCTTGATGAACTGCAGTTCCCGGTCGATATCGCGCAACTGACTGCTAATCTGTTGCAGACGTTCGGTGTCGGCCCCCTGCGAGTGCAGTTCCTGCTTCATCTGGCGCTCGTATTCGGCTTTCTCCGTGGCGATGCGCTGCTGTTCTTCCTTATCCTCCAGGCGGATGCTGCCGGCCTGTGTATCCTTCTCGTGCGCGATGTCCTGCTGCACTCGGTTCCATTCCTGCTTCAGCTGGTTCAGCTTCTCGCTCTTTTCGCGGTTCAGGTTGTTCAGTTTGCCGTCAATTTCCTTCAGTTCTGCGGCGATGCGTTGCTTTTCCTCTTCCAGTTTCTGGAGTTTGGCAGTACGTTCGGCTTCCGCCTTCTTCTTCCAGTCGTCCAGGTCGAGCATATCCTTCTGGTATTGCTGTTCCAGTTTTTCCAGTTCGTATTCTTGTACGGCTATCACGTCTTTCTGTTCCTTGATGCGCGGCTGGTATTTGGCTTTCAGCTGCTCTTCCAGGGTCTCTTTCTCCTGTTGCAGACGGAGGGTTTCAGCCTGGATTTCAGCCAGTCGCTTGATGCCCTTGTCATGTTCCGCCTGATAGTCATCGATGGAGCGGATGTGGCGCTCGATGTCCTGCAGGGAGATGGAGATGCCGTAGAACGACGTACCCTCGTCTACAATCTTCGGCGAGAGGTTGGTCTGCCAGAGGATGGACTCGTCGCACAGCTTACCGATGTTCTCTTCCCATCCCTTTTTGTGCTCCTTAAGCCAGCCTTGCAGGGTGCTCTTACTGTTTTTTAGGAAGGTCTCCAGTTCGTCCATACGCGGACGGAGTTGCAAGTGCTCGGCCTGCAACTGCATCAGTGCCTCGTCTTTCTCCTTCAGTCCCTTCTGCAACTCTTCTTCCCATTTCAGGGTAAGTTCCTTGATGATGAGCTGGGCGTTGTTGATGCGGTTCTTCTTGCTCATGTGCAGACCGGTGTACGACTGGATGCGGTGTTTCAGTTCCTCCTGTTCGGCTTCGAAGAAGGTCTCCTTGCGACACAGCTGCATCTGGTAGTCGAGGGCAGTCAGTTCGTTCTGCTTGCTGCTGCGCTCCGGATGCAGTTGCTGCGAGAGCTGTTCGTATTCCTGATAAAGCGTTTCGGTAGCCGCTTCGTGCTGACGGCGAGCTTCTTCGATGCGGGCATTGAACGTGTTGTTCAGTCCCTCAAGCTGCTTGATTTTGGCCTCGTGGATGCGGTTCCACTGCTCGTCGAGGCTCTGGATGAGCGACTTGTACTTGGTAGAGATTTCCGTGTAGTGCGAAGTAAGGATGCGCTGCTCTTCCTGCAATCCCTGCTGCTTGTTCTTCCACTCCTCCTTGCGGGCCGAACGCTCCATGATTTCTTCTATCTGGCGGCGGGCATATTCCTTTTCTTTCTGCTGTGCTTTTTGTAGTTCGTTGTTCAGGATGGCCAGTGCCTCCTGCATCTTGTCGCAGCGCTGGCGCGACTGTTCCTGTAACTCCTGACGATGATTCAGGAGGGCGGTACGTGCCTTCTCGGCCTGGTGCTTCTGTTCCTCGGCCTTGGGCAACTGGCTTTCGGTAAGGCGGTAGGTGGCGGCCAGTTCGCGGCAACCCTGCACCAGGGCAGTCTGCTGACGTGACACCTGTGCCGAGAGGGAGGTGATTTCTTTGGCCTGTTTCTGCGTTTCGCGTTTCTGGAACTCTTCGATGTCGCGCAGTCGGGTTTCGAAGTTCTTCAGGTGCTCCTTGTAGGTATTCAGGTCGATGGCGGTCTCGTCTTCGTTGATGGACGAAATGATGGTCTTCTTGATGAACTCCGCATCGAGCTTTGAGTTGAGGAGCACGTTCTGTATGGTACGCGGAATGTTCTGGTACTGCTTGCTCTCCATGAGCGAGTAGCGGCTCATTTCGGGGCCTGCCCCGTTGCCGTAGAGTATGTTACGGTATTCGTCGTAGGTATAGATGATGCGCGAGTAGTCCACTCCGTACTGGTCGAGGGCGGCACGGATACGGTCGTTGCCGCTGTAGGCTGTGCGGTTCTCGTCGACAAAGAACTCCATGCGGTAGGGCGAGTCGATGAAACGGTAGCACACGCGGCCCATCGACTTGAAGCTCAGGATGCAGAACGCTCCTTGTTCGGTGGTTACCTCGTAGATGATGTAGGAGTTGGAGTAGGGGAAGTAATATTCCGTGTAGCTTTGCTTCTCTACGGGGATGCCCAGCTTCTGGGTGTCGGCGTTGTAGAAAAACAGGATGGCGCGCAGCACGGTACTTTTTCCCACTCCCTGCGTGCCGATGAAGTGCACATTCCCGTCCAGGTAAATGTCGTCGGCATAGGGAATGTTGGCGCTGTTGATAAAGATGATTCTATTCAGATTTCTCATTGTCTTCCGTTTCAGTGTCGTCGTAAATTTGGATACTTTCAATCAGGCGTTCCAGGTAGTGCCAGGAACTCATCACCTTGTAGGTGTTGGTCTTCTCGTTCTCCAGTTCCAGAAATGACTCCTTGGTGAGCTGGCGAATCAGGTTGTCGAGCACGTCCTTGCGCACGTCCTTGTCGGAGAAATGCTTGCGCAGCCCGTCGAGCTTGTTTTGCAGCATCACGTTGATGTTGGCCTCCACCAGAATCTGTTCGGGCTGGAAGCGGAAACCTGCACCGAAAGTTTCGTCGTAGGTCTTGAACAGGTCGAGCACGTCAATCCAGTAGTAGGCACGCATGATTTTCTGTTCCAGTGTGGTACGCGGTTCCACGCGCGAGAAGTAAAAGTATTCGTTGCCCCGTTCCAGGGTGTAGCCGATTTGGGCGAAGTAGACCGAGAGCGCTTCAAAATGGTCATCTATCTGGTCGTACATGTCGCGCACGGCTTCGTTGCAGCTGTTCGAACTGATGAACTGTCCCTTCTGGAGACAGTCGAACAAGGCCGCAGTATTGTCAGGTATATGTATGTTCAGTTCCATAAGTCAAATGTATAGGGATGAATGGGTTACGAGTTAGCTGGATACACCTTGGCATATTCGTACTGGTGATACAGGCCAAATTCCTCGCTGATGCGGAGACGGTTTTCGTAGAGCGACACCATCTGGCAGAACAAGGTGGTGCGTTCCTGCTCGTCCACTTCGCGGGCGAAAGTGTAGTGCATCAGGTAGTGGAAGAGGTCTTCTTCCGGAGCCGACGCATCGTTCCAGCGGGCCTGTGCCTGCGCCTGGATGTAGTCGCTCAGGGTTTCTTCCAGGTCGATGACCTCCTGGTACATGGCCTGCGATTCCATGTCCTCCTCGCTGAAGGCACCCGCCTCGTTGCTGCGGATAATCTCGCGGTACTGTAGGTTGCGCAGCACTTTCAGGATGACCGGACGTGCCTCGTCGGTACTCAGGTAGGGCAGTGACAGCTTGAACGAAGACGGCACGCTGCCTTCCACCAGTACGGAATGTTCCCTTTCGAGTACTTCCGAAAGGTTGCTTCGCGAACGCAGTTCAAACTGGTCTTGCAGGTACTTCACCTTCCGGATTTTCTCTACAAGAATCACCTGGCTCTTAATTTGGTTCAGGTAGTTGATGATGTCTTGCTGGGCGCGGATGAGGCTGTGGGCCGAGAGCTGGAGTTCGCTACGCAGTTCCAGCAGGATGCGGTTCAGTTCCTCGTCGGTAGCCTGCTGGAAAAACCGCCGTTCCTCGTGCAGGATGAGGTTTTCGGTGGTATCAATCAGCTGCTGGATGTGAATCCGCTTCTTGTCCAGGTTTTCCAGTTTGGCAATCTTTATCTGGTAAGTCGGTTCGTGCTTGAACGCATTGTCGATGCTGCTCTGCAGGTTCATGATGTTGCGGATGGTGGTACGTGCAATCTTCTGGAAGGTAATCTTGATGTTGCGCACATAGCTCTCCTTGCGCGAGGCAATCTGCTCCTTCTCGTAGTAGTCCATCAGTTCGTGCAGGAAGGCAATGTTCTCGTCGATGATGGCCGTGTTGATTTCCTCGTTCGCTTCGAGGAGCAGTTCGAAAAAATCGAGGAAGCGGGCATCCAGTTCCACGAAGTTGCCGTTCTGGCGGATGACTTCTTTCTCTATGAGCAGTTTTAACCGGTTTTCATCGTCCTTGAGCAGTGCCAGTGCGTCGGAATAGCGGAAACTCAGCGTCTTTCGTTTCTCGAACATTTCCGTGAGCAGTCCCCTGGCCGCCACAATGGTATTGATAATTTCGTGAATCGATCGGAATATATACATAGTCTAGTTGAAAATTCGGGCAAAGTTATAATTTGCCCGCCAATTTTCCTAATGTTCCGAAGCGGTGATGATAGAAAAAAGTAAGAAATGGCAAATAAGAAAATCAGTTCTTCTTGAATAGGAGTTTTTCATTAATTCAGGTGTTTGATATTATAATCAAAAACAAATCACTAATTTTGCATCATGTACAAAAATTATATCAACGAAATATTGACTCCCAAAATAACTGAGCCGACAAAAGTCATAGACCTTTTTGCCGGTTGCGGTGGCTTGTCATTAGGTTTCGAAGCAGCAGGATATGAAACTATCGGATACGAATTAGATGAAGCAGCCGTCAATACCTATAATCGGAATTTAAAAGGGAGATGCCACTTGCAGAAGCTAGAAGTCGGTTTTGAATACCCACAAGCTGATATTGTAATCGGAGGTCCTCCATGCCAGCCATTTAGTGTTTTTGGTAATCAAAAAGGAATGGAAGATGCCAGAGACGGATTTCCAATTTTTATCGATGCAATCCAGCGGATACAACCTAAAGTATTTTTGTTCGAAAATGTAAGAAACCTTGCCTATTCTCACAGATGGTATTTTGATTTAATCAAGGATGCTTTAGGGAAACTGGGGTATATCATCGAATTCAAATGTCTAAATGCAGTACATTATGGTGTACCACAAAATCGGGAGAGAATGATTGTAGTAGGACACAAATCATCTTTTCATTATCCCGCAATACATAAAAATAAAGTTACGGTGGGAGAAGCTATCGGCGACCTGATTGATACGATTCAGGACGAAAGCAAGATTCTGACTCCTCGTCAAGATGAATACATAGCTGTATATGAAAAAAAATCAGCTTGTGTAAATCCCCGAGATTTGTATCCCGACAAACCTGCACGAACGCTGACTTGCCGTAATTTGGCCGGTTGTACAAGTGACATGCAAAGAGTAAGGTTGAAAGACGGCAGAAGACGAAGACTGGTTGTGCGGGAAGCGGCCAGGCTTCAAAGTTTTCCGGATTGGTTCGAGTTTGAAGGTACAGAAATTAAGCAATTCAACCAAATAGGGAATGCCGTACCGCCATTATTGGCATACCAACTGGCATTGCAGATAAAAGAAACATATTCTTTACCAGCAAAAAGTAAAGAAGAAATCAAAAACAAGACAATTCCTTTATCATTATTCGACTCAATATGAAGATAAAATTGAAAGAAAACAAGACTGAAGAGGTCGGAGTATTAATTTTTTCGATGCTGGACATTTTGGGAAAAGTCGGAATACCTTTAAATGGAACCGCAAGAAGGCTCGAAAGAATGGCCATGGCTTGTCTTGCGGTTGGTGATATAAGAACCAATTTTCAGGAGGCCAAATCTGCTGATGACGATTTTTTCTTGACATCACGAGAAATTATTGCTTATGAAAATGAGAACTATGGCGAGCATATATCTTCTGGTTCATATGATGACATTCGGCGCAAAGACTTAGAGTTGCCCGTTCAGGCTGAAGTGGTTGTCAAATCGTCTTCATTCGATACACAAGCGACCAATAATCCGAAGCGGGCTTATGCTTTGCATCCTTTGTTTGCTGATTTGGTTAAACATTACAATATGCCACAATGGGAGGAGAAATTAGAATCCTACTTAAATAAAATACAACTTTTTAAAGAAGAACTGGAGAGAAAGAGAGAACTCGAAAAGATTCCAGTAAGATTACCTTCTGGCATAGACCTCCAACTCTCTGTAGGAGAACATAATGTGCTTCAAAAATCAATTGTGGAAGATTTTCTGCCAAGATTCGGAATGGGAGCTGAAGTGCTGTATATAGGTGATACTTCCGACAAGTTTCTTTACATGAACCAAGATATGCTGAAACAAATCGGCTTCTTTACGTTAGAGCATGAAGAATTGCCAGATGTTGTAGCCTATTGCAAGGATAAGAATCTATTATTCCTGATAGAAGCTGTACATAGTACAGGACCCATGAGTGAAATACGTGTTCGGAAATTAAAGAAGCAACTGGAAAAATGTACAGCCGTTCCTATTTTTGTTACAGCATTTTTAGGTAAGAAGAGTTTCAGACGTTGGGCAATGGAAATTGCCTGGGAATCGGAAGTTTGGATAGCAGACAATCCTGAACACATGATTCACTTTAATGGATACAAATTCTTGGAAATTCATAAATAA